TTCACTATGCTCTTTTCAATCCTAATTCTAATATTGCTATTCTAGCAAACAAATCATCTACTGCTAGAGATATTTTAAGTAGAGTACAGTTAGCATATGAAAACTTACCAAAGTGGATGCAACAAGGAGTTATTAATTGGAACAAAGGTAACATTGAATTAGAAAACAAGTCAGTCATTGTGGCGGCTGCAACATCTTCAAGTGCTATTCGAGGTGGTTCTTATAATATTATCTTTCTTGATGAGTTTGCTTTCGTACCTGCTAATATAGCAGAGATGTTTTTTAGCGCTGTATATCCTACTATATCATCTGGACAAAAAACAAAAATGATTATCGTATCTACACCATACGGTATGAACCAGTTTTATAAGTTATGGACAGACGCAGAGAACAAAAGAAATGATTATGTACCTATTGAAGTACATTGGTCAGAGGTGCCAGGTAGAGATGAAGCCTGGAAAGAAGCAACAATTAGAAACACCTCAGCTGAACAATTCCAACAAGAGTTTGAGTGTGAGTTTTTAGGTTCTGTTAATACTCTTATTAATCCAGCAAAAATTAAAAACATGACATATAGTAATCCTCTTGAATCAAATGCAGGATTAGATGTGTATGAAAATCCTATAAAAGGTAACACATATGTGTGTACAGTTGATGTCGCCAGAGGTGTATCAAAAGATTATTCAGCATTTGTAATATTAGATGTAACACAAATGCCATTTAAGATTGTTGCAAAGTTTCGTAACAATGAAATAAGACCATTATTATTTCCACATACAATTGAAAAGGTTTGTAATGCATATAACCATGCTCATGTATTAGTAGAAACAAATGATTTAGGTCAACAAATTGCAGAAGCTTTACAGTTTGAATTAGAGTACGATAATTTGTTGATGACGACACAGAGAGGGAGAGCTGGCCAGATTTTGGGAGCTGGCTTTAGTGGGAGAGGTTCGGGATTTGGTGTTAAGATGACCAAACAAATTAAAAAAATTGGTTGTGCTAACATCAAAACCCTTATCGAATCTGATAAGGTTGTAATAAACGACTTTAATATCATTGAAGAGATGTCAACCTTTATTAGAAAAGGTCAATCTTGGCAGGCTGATGAGGGTAGTAATGATGATTTAATGATGTGTTTAGTTATATTTGGTTGGTTATCTAATCAACCTTTCTTTAAAGAGATGACAGATACTAACGCAAGACAAATGTTGTATGAAGAACAACAAAACCTAATTGAGCAAGATATGGCGCCATTTGGCTTCGTAGATGACGGTACACCAGACCACGAAAAGGTTGAGGTTGATGAGTATGGTACGGTATGGCATCCGGTTGTACATAAAGGGAACTAGTGTAGTTTTGGTATATTATAAATATCAGTAAGGTTGAATTTTGAATATGGGCATAAGAAAACTTATGAGTATTGACTATTTTAAAATAATTAGCTAATTAAAAGGAGAAAACCTAATGGCATTTCAAGTATCACCAGGTGTTCTCGTACAGGAAAAAGACCTTACAAGAATTATACCGGCTGTTTCGACTTCTATAGGAGCTGTTGCTTTCCAAGCAACTCAAGGTCCATTAGATGAAGTAGTTAGTATATCTAGCGAGCAAGAACTAGTAAGCAAATTCGGAAAACCTAACTCAACAACATTTGAGGGATTTTTCACAGCTGCTAATTTCTTAGCATACTCTAATTCTTTAAGAGTGGTTCGTGTACAGAATTCATCTGTATCAAATGCTACCGAAAGCGGTAGTGCATTTGTAATAAAAAATACGACTGATTACCAAGACAATCACGCTGACGGTTCTGCTTCTGTTGGTTTGTGGGCGGCTAGAACTGCTGGCGCATGGGGAAACAATTTAAGAATTGACTCATGTCCATCTGCTACTGCTTATGAACAACTTAACAAGACTACTGTTAATGACGCCTCTATGGCTGTCGGAGATACAGTAGTTACTGTTACTTCAGGTGTAGGTATTACGGCAGGCGACATTGTAAATTTTGGTGACCAATACGAGTACAGAGTAATTAGTGTTGCAACTAATGACTTAACAATAGTTAGAAAAGATGAACCACAATATTTCGGTGCTTCTGACTCTTCAGGTTTACATGCAGTACCAACTAATGGTGGGCAAGTAAGAAGAAGATGGAGACATTACGATTTGTTTGACAAAGCACCAGGAACTTCACCATTTGCACAAGCAAACGGTGGTGTGAATGATGAGTTACACATTGCAGTAATTGACGAAGACGGTGGAATATCAGGAATAAAAGGAAGTGTTTTAGAAACTTTTGGTGCAGTATCAAAAGCTTCAGACGCAAAAACTTCACAAGGTGGTAATAACTACTATCCTGATGTTATCTACAATCAATCAAGTTACATTTACTGGATGGACCACAATTCAGGCGGTTCAAACTGGGGTACAGCTGTATCAGGAACAACTTATACAGATGTAACTTCCGTAAGTGAAGTATCAATGCAAGCTGGTAATGACGGTACAGCAGCTACTGTAGGACAAAAACTAACTGCTTATAATAAATTTGCAGATAGTGAAACAGTAGATGTAGGACTAATCATGGCCGCTGACGGTGACGCTACACACATTGACAACTTAATTACAATTGCAGAGAATAGAAAAGACGCAGTTGTATTTGCTTCTCCAGAAAGAAGTGATGTTGTTAATATCGCAGACGCAGAAACACAAAAGAACAATGTTGTAGGATTCTTTAACGGAATTCGTTCATCATCTTATGTTGTTTTTGATAGTGGTTACAAATATCAGTACGACAGATATTCTGATATTTACAGATATGTACCTTTAAACGGTGACATTGCAGGTCTAGCTGCTAGAACGGACCTTGTTGCAGACAGTTGGTATTCACCTGCTGGTTTCAACAGAGGTATTGTTAGAGGCGCAGTAAAACTTGCTTTCAATCCAACTAAAACTCAAAGAGATGAATTATACAGAGCTAGAGTAAATCCTGTGGCAACATTCCCAGGACAAGGAACTGTATTATTCGGAGATAAAACTGGATTAACAGCACCTTCAGCATTTGATAGAATCAATGTAAGAAGACTGTTTATCGTTTTAGAAAAGGCGATTGCTACTGCTTCTAAATTCCAATTGTTTGAATTCAATGATGAATTTACAAGAGCGAACTTTAGAAACATTGTAGAGCCTTTCTTACGAGAAGTACAAGGTCGAAGAGGTATCACAGACTTTTTAGTAGTGTGTGATGAAACTAACAACACAGGTGAAGTAGTTGATAGAAATGAATTCATAGCAGAAATCTTTGTGAAACCTGCTAGAAGCATTAACTTCATTACTTTACAATTTATCGCAACCAGAACTGGTGTCAGTTTTGATGAAGTTGCAGGTTAAGGGGAGAAAGAACAATGGCAAACATTAATGACTTCAAAGCTAAACTTGCAGGCGGTGGCGCTAGAGCCAATCAGTTTAAGGTAACAATGCCTTTTCCTGGTTACGCACAAGTTGGTGGCGAAATAGAAGACCTTGCTTTCTTATGTCGTTCAACATCATTACCAGGTATGACTGTACCTAGTTTTAATGTTCCTTTCAGAGGAAGAGCGATTAAAATTGCAGGAGATAGAACAATCGAAGATTGGTCAGTTACTTGTTACAATGATACAGATTTCAAATTAAGAAACGCATTTGAAAGATGGTCAAACGGTATCAATAACTTAACAGATAACGAAGGCTTGACAAATCCAGCGGATTATCAAGTTGACGCATTTGTAGACCAGTTAGACAGAAACGGAGCAACAATTAAGAGTTACACTTTAAGAGGTGTTTTCCCTACAATTATTGCACCAATTGAGTTGACATATGACGAAGCAACAGCGATTGAAGAATTCGCCGTTACTTTTGCGTATCAATACTTTGAAAGTAATACTACTACTTAATATACGCTTAAAGGGCGGCCTAAAAATCGCCCTTTAAAACTATATAAATAGTATTAAATAAACAAAGGAATAATATTATGGCTGAATTATTTGGATTTTCTATCACTCGTCAAAAGAAGACGGCGGATCCAAAACAAAGCTTTACTCAACCACAAGCAGATGACGGTACTCAAACTATCGCAGCTGGTGGTTATTTTGGTCAATACCTCGACATGGAGGGAACAGCCAAGACAGAGCAAGACCTTATCCGAAGATACAGAGAAATAGCATTACACCCCGAATGTGATATGGCAATTGAGGATATTGTCAATGAAGCAGTTGTGGCTAATGAATTAAAGGATGCTATTCGATTAAAATTGGATGAAGTACCTTTTGGTAAAGAAGTTAGACGAAAGATAGAAGATGAATTCCAGGAAATATTAAGGTTGATGAACTTTAATACGAAAGGTCACGACATATTTAGAAGATGGTATGTTGATGGCAGAGTTTATTACCATAAAGTAATAGACAGAGAATCACCTAGAAAAGGTATCACAGAGTTAAGATACATTGACCCTAGAAAAATTAAAAAAGTTAGAGAGGTAAGAAAGAAAAGACCTGACGGTCCTACACCTCACGGATTAACAATCATTGATGAGTTTGAAGAGTATTACTTATTCAATGAAAAAGGAATTGCCGGTACAACATCTGGTGGTATTAAGATTGCCCCAGATACAATTTCGTTTGTACCATCTGGATTAGTTGACCAAAACAAAAATATGATTTTGTCATATTTACATAAGGCAATTAAACCAGTAAATCAATTAAGAATGATTGAGGATGCTTGTGTGATTTACAGAATCGCTAGAGCGCCTGAAAGAAGAATATTCAAGATTGATGTAGGTAATCTACCGAAAGTAAAAGCTGAACAATACTTACGAGATGTTATGGCAAGATATAGAAATAAACTTGTCTATGACGCTTCAACTGGTGAAATCAGAGATGATAGAAACTACATGAGTATGTTAGAAGACTTTTGGTTGCCAAGTAGAGAAGGTGGTAGAGGTACAGATATTAGTACATTACCAGGCGGACAAAACTTAGGAGAAATTACTGACATTGAATACTTTAGAAGTAAACTATATCGTTCATTGAATGTACCAGCGAGTAGATTAGAAGCAAGTCAAGGTTTCAATCTTGGTAGAAGTACCGAGATTACTAGAGATGAACTTAAATTTACAAAGTTTGTACAAAGGTTGAGAAAAAAGTTTACAGAGTTATTTAATGACATATTAAAAACACAACTAATACTTAAAGCTGTTATCACGGAAGAAGACTGGCACATGTTAAGAGACCATGTACAGTATGACTTTCTACAAGATGGACACTTTGCTGAACTAAAAGATAGTGAAATGCTTTTAGAAAGAATAAGAATAGCAAATGAAGTGAGAGATTATGTTGGTAAATATTATTCAGTAGAGTATGTAAGAAAACATATTCTTAAACAATCTGATAGAGATATTGAAGACATTGATACTCAAATTAAAAAAGAAATTGATGACGGTATTATATCAGCACCTACGGAAGATATTCCAGGTGGTGGTGGAAACTTATAGGAGATAAAAAATGAGTGAACATATTAAGAACTTTGTTGACAATTTGTCAAAAGGTAATAATGCAGACGCAGGCGAAGCTTTTAAAGACGCATTAAGAGCTAAGGTTGCAGATAGTTTAGACACGGCGAGAGTTGATATTGCAGGTAAAATTTTTAGTGATACTACTAATGAGGTAAGTCCTTTTAGTGACCCTAAACCTGTTGTAACTGACCCGTCACCTGAAACTGAAACAATGATGGATACACAAGGTAATGAAATTGCTTTTGAACCGAATGGTAATGAGCAACCAACACCTGAACAAGAAGTACCAGCAGAGGCACCGACAAATGATGAAAGTCAACCAGCTACTTAAACAAAATGTAGTTGACACGGAAACTTTTAGTCAATTACCACCAAAACACAAAGAGGTGGTAAATGACTTCTTTAGTCAAGTAGATTATGATAATGTTGATGTTGTAAAAGAAGTTGAGGCAACTGTAGATAAGGTTGCTCTTAAACACAATGTACAAACAAATGTTGTCTATGATTACATGGACAAGGAATTAGGAGTATAAACATGGCGTGGGTAGATGTACCAGGTTCAAGTGCAGTATGGCAATATGAAAATACTGCTACAGCGACTAACACATATTCAGATTCAGGTGCAGGTGCAAACTCTGTATTTTCTGGTGGTGTAAGAACATATACAAAACCAGGTGGTGGTACTGTGGCTGTTTATGCTAGAACTAGAAAAAAAGGTACTACAGTTGAAAGAGGCGAATTAAGTAAAACATATTATGACAATCAATAGTACACAACTCGTAGATGATGGATTTAAAGTAATTAATAAAATTACTGGTGCCAGAAATGAAAACGAAAAACTTATAGAGTTAGATAATCTAAAAGGTTCTACAAACGAATCTGAATTGTCAATTGCAAATGCATATTATGAAGTAGAAGGCACAGGCACGGTAACATTGCAATTTGATGATAAGAGTTTAACAATGACAGGCATAGACAACTACGGTCTAAAACCTGTAGAAGAAAAAATAAAAGGAACAGGCGATATTCAGGTGATAACAGACGGAAATGTAGATAAGTTTAGTTTGTTATTAGAATGTCATAAAGAAAAAGGATTTAGTGATGGCTGATAGAGTAACAACACAAACAATTACTGATACATCTGGTGTTAAATTTGTCGCAAAGTTGACAAACTTTTCAGATGGTACTGGTGAAACGCAAGTCAAAAAGATTGACGCTTCCGAGGTCACTTTTATGTCGGAAGATGGTAATAGAAAGATTGCCAAGATATGGTATTCAATTAACACGGCAAACAATAAGTCTGCTGTAGAGTTAATATGGGACGGAGTTACTAATTCAACTGCTATGTTATTGAGTGGTAATGGTTATTTTGATTTAAGAACAGCTGGTAATGAGATAACAAACAATGCAACCACACCAACTGGTGACATACTATTATCAACTAGAAACTTTGCTGATGGCGATAATTACACAATTATTGTAGAGTTTAGGTAATAAACCTTATAAATAGTTAGTACGAGAGAGAAGACATGAAACTAATATCGGAAGAAATTCAAGACGCAGAATACTTGGTTGAAGAAACCAACGGTAAGAAATCACATAAAATTCGTGGTATCTTTTTACAGTCTGATATCAAAAATAGAAACGGAAGAATCTATGAAAATGATATCTTATCAAACGAGGTAAACAGATACACAAAAGAATTCATAGATAAAAAGAGAGCATTCGGTGAACTAGGCCATCCAGATGGACCTACTGTTAATTTAGAGAGAGTATCACATATGATAACTTCTTTAAAGGCTGAAGGCAAGAACTTTATCGGTGAAGCAAAAATCATGGACACACCTTACGGTAAGATTGTAAAAGGTCTTATAGATGAAGGCGCTCAATTAGGAGTATCTTCAAGAGGTATGGGTTCCTTGGTTCAAAAGAACGGTAGTAACTATGTAGGTAAAGATTTCTACTTGGCTACAGCCGCTGACATTGTAGCAGACCCCTCTGCTCCAGACGCTTTCGTAGAAGGCATTATGGAGAGTAAAGAGTGGATTTGGGACAATGGAGTAATAAAAGCACAAGATATTGAAGAGTATAAAGAGTATATTAAGAAGGCAAAATCAATTAAATTAGCAGAAGCTAAGGCGAATGTGTTTGCAAATTTTCTTGAAAAACTTTAATCTTATAAATATCTACTAATAAGAGAAAAATAACTAGTTATTTTAAAAAAGGAGATTTCTCAAATGGCCGATACAGAAAACAAATTAGCGGCGTTAGAGCAAGAAGCAGTAGCAGAGGCGTCAAATCCTCAAGCTGATGCTCCT